CTATCAACAACAAATGGTATCGTTAGCCACTTCCTTTTCGATACGCTGATTCCAGGCTTCGATAGCAGCATTATTCAAAACCTGAGCAGGTCGATCGTACCACCCTGCGTACATAGAGACTGTCGGGCCTCTCGTGTGGCATTTGTTACAACGAACTGTAACGACGACCAGTTTATCGCATCGCCGTGTTTCGGAGTTCCACTTCGTATTACTGCTTGCTTTCTGATCGACTTTCAGCTTTGTGCTGCCGCAAAATGGGCAAGGTAATGGCTTTAAGTTTAATTCGGGCATCGGTATCCTCCTCTTCGGATTCGTATCTTGGGCAGGGCGGCATAATCACTGCTCTTTGGTTTTTCAACCAATCGCACGGAACTAAGAAGTCCTTTTTGTGCCTACAGGTGATGCAGTTCGCGTTATTGCTCATGGTCAGAACTTCCTTCTCCAATATGTCCGTTGCCAGTCTCTGCGGAACAAATGGTGCCAGTCGTTACACTCTTGGCAGTGCCCATTACTGCCAAGGCATTCCTGGCAATGCCTGATGTGAGTTTGAACAAAGCAAACCAATCTCCACCGGATAAACTGCTTAAAGTTCATTTCGGTTCCTCCTCCGCTGGCTGCTGGAGCCAGTGTAGCCAATATTTGGCACGATGCGCCATGCTGTCGTAGCAAAGTTCTTCAAACAATTCTGCCAGCTCCTCGTCTGTCATGGAACGGATTTTCTGTGCATTCGTTTTCGCATTGAACTTCTTACCAGTCGCCTTTTCGTATCGAGCCGCCAATTTCTGCATTTGCTCGCTCATGGGCTTGCTCATACCGCCCCCTCCTCCGGCTTATGCCGGTAAAGCGTAAGACCGCGTGATTTGATGTCGTACTCAAAGTTTACGGCGGCATCGCCATTATGCCATGTTCCAACCAAAAATAGCTCGTTCGCCCATCTTCCGACTTTCTCCATCTTCACAATGCCGTAGCATTCTAACTCTTTACACCATACAGGTTCACCGCGCATCTGTCGTAGCTCATCAAGCACCAGAGGATCATTGTGTACAGACTCTTGTTTATGTCTGATCTTATCGCTTTGGCACAATGGGCAAGATTTACAACGGCCTATTGGCTCATCGTTGTTGTCTCCATAGATTTGATAAGCACATCCATCTCCATCCGGCACGTAGCAGGGAGGTGTAATTTTTGCACCACACCGTTGACCAACCGGGATGATTTTCCCACTGTCTGTTTGACGATATATAATGCCGCTACACTTTGTACATTCGCTCTCCTGCTTCTGCTGGATACGAAGAGCGGAGATCGCTATATCATAGGCATCAATGTACCTTTTTATTTGATCCGCTGCGGCTTCGCTTTTTGGGATTCCTGCCAAAATTGCAGTCATTTCTGTTGCCAAACATTCAAAGACAGCGATAGCCTCTTCTTTGGTCATTACGCCTCACTCCCCTTACATTCAAAGTGATCTACGATCAAACGATATCCTCTGCGTTGCATATCAAGATCCTCTTGGGTGATGTCATCCAGCTGTCCGAGTTGAGCCTGAAACAGCTTATACTGCCGGCGAAGCTGAATGGTGTTTTGAATGATACGGACAATCTGAGTAAGAACTAAGATTGTTACCATGATGGTCAGGTAAGTGTTCATACGGCAGTCTCCTATACAGAAATAGAGTTGATGTAGCTTTTGATTTTTTCGACATTCCAGAAGATTCGCTTCCCGATCTGGATACGAGCCTCAGCAGCCTCGCCAATCTGTATGGCAGAATACCGGCCACAACTCAACATGGCCTGAAGCTCGTCAGTGTTGATTGTGATTTTGCTCTGGGTGTCTACGTTATTGAATTGCTTTGTTGCTCTCATGGTTATTCTCCTCGATCATCATGATCGGCTTTGCCATGCCTACTTTTTTCTTTGGGTGGAAAATGCTGCTTGCGGTATTTATGAACTTCTTTACACTGGTTGCAGTTATGGCGATTTTTGCAACACCAGCAGCCGTCTACAATGCCGTACCAAAACCAAGCTGGCATTTGCGGAGCCTTATGTTTTCTCTTTCCCATCTCGCCCTCCGTCAGAAGCAGATATACTTTCTCGGAGAACTAAGCACATCTTGGATTAGTGCGGCGTCAGTAACTTCACGGATACCATAGACATCAAGCCAGGTTATCCGGTCTTTGAAGCGCTTGCGGGCTTCGCGGGCATTCTTGGCTCGGACATAATACCAGTTCGTACCTACGTCGGTTTTACGGTATCCAGCGTTGACAGCGAAGAGCTTCATACCTTCGCTTAGAACAAGAGGCGGGCGTTCGTATGTTTTGTACATAGGTTATCTTTTCACTCCTAATTTGGAACAGGTAACATCTTCAATACACTTGTCGTGATTCCCTACCCAGCTTTCCCAGATTTACCATTCAGCCTCGTTTTCTGCCTGTGCTGATTTGAGAATATCCTCTTTATCTTTGCACAGAGTTTTGGAGATAATATTCAAGAGTTCTTGTTTTGATATTTCTTTGAGCGAGAGGCTGGTAGGTAATGCGATGATAGGTCTCGGTGCTACGGCTTTTTTAGCCTCGTTGTACATAAACGTCAGTTCCTCGACTGACTCTGCTCCCGGTGTGTAGTACAGAACATAGATATCACTGTCGGACGCGGATACTACAGCACAAGCATTGCGTTGATCGCACCACCACCCACATTCTTCTTTGATACACTTGCGGGCAGTATTATCGGAAGCGCTGTATACAGGGTAAATTTTTTCGTTATTCATATAAAAGCCTCGTTTCATTCGGAAATAATGTCCAGTCCATCAACAGCATAGCCGCCAGACTTCCCTTCCAGCTTTACAACGAGAGTGCCACAGCACATCCACGGCTCTGATGCTACCGTCCAGATGCGACTTTTATTTTCCGCACTTACATAATACTTGTTGTTCATTACAACTTTGTCACCAGGCTTCATGCTAAACGCTCCTTTCATTTAGCTGTGATCTCTTCGATCCTCATGTTCGTGACATAGAAAGCGCCGTCTTTCTTCAACTTCTCCTCTGCCAAGATACGAGCCTTTCTTTCGGTGTTGGCCTTGACCTCAACCGTCTTGTACCTGGAAGCATCCATGTTGATTTCTGCGGTTGCTTTCCACTTTCTGATATGCTTTCTCATAAGTCCTCCTTATCAGACGACAGGCTTATCAAGGCTTTACGCCTCGCTGTCCCCTGATGGGTGCAGCGCACTCAGGGCAAAAAGTCAGCTCGCCAATTCTCCATCCTTCTTGCCTTAGCTTCTTTTTGAAATCCGCCAGTCGCATGGTTGATGTCATATCAATTTTCCCGCAGTTATCACACGTTGCGTGACACTGGCTTTCGTAAACAACACTCATGGCTTTCTCCTTGTCCTGATCCATGTTTTAACAGCGGCGAAAGATGTGAAGCATTTTAGGCGGTTGATGACTTCATCGAGCACTGCGATACAACAATACCCATGCTCGTCGTATGGCTCTTGAGTTTCTTCATATACCGTGTTACGGTATTCCTCTATGCACTCAACCGCAGACACAACAGCATTGATCTCCGGCTCCCTCTTGTTCCAGTTGGACACAAGTTTCTCCAAGAAGATCTCCTCGTTGTTGCAACTCCCGAAATGAATCTGCATCTGGCCGAGGCAGTTTTTATCGTTGCACACAATGGCAAAGCCATTTTGAATGCTGACAAGTCTCGCCGTTTCACCGCAATATGGACATCTTTCCAACTCCATACGATGCCTCCTATCTCTCATTATTGGAGAACTCTTTGCACTTGGGCTGAATATAGTCCATGAAGACCTGCACGATTTTCTTGGCATTGGTTGTGAAGTCTTTTTGAATGCAGCTCCAGAGGTCGTAGTCGTCACAGGTTTCCATAGATGTGCCCTCGAACTTCCTCTCTAAAGCATCATGGACATCTCGCTCATTGCTCTGATAGCAACAGTCTTTGATTTCGTCCATGTCGAATACGGGATCTCCCCAACGATCTGTCTCTGAGAAATCAACGCCACAAGCCTCCATGAGTTCTTTTACAGCCTCAAAGGTGGCTTCTTCGTTGATAACACACGGGCTGGCGAGTTTATCCAGCAAATAGCCGGAGTCTAACCTTGCCATGAGGTGCATAAAGCTCTCGCTCTTGTGCGTAGGAACCCAACCGTAGGCGTAGTTTCCGCAGTCGGATGTAATGGACAGCTCATACCGTTCGAGATCGAAGTTAAAAACTGCCCAGAGGCAAGACCCATAGTCAGGGTCGCCTCTTTCTTGGCAGAAATAAAGGGAGATGAGCGGCGGGGTTCTGGTTGAAACCTTAGCCATTCTGTTCGCTCCTTTCTGATGAAGTGGTGTCTGCGTAGAGACTGACCGCTGGGGTAAGATGAAAGAACTCTGTATGGCTTCCTACATCAAAAATGGTGACGCCGTTGTGATTCCAAGTACGGGTGTAATAGATTTTGAAATTGCGCTCGGCGCAGAACGCATGGATCAGCAAAAACGCCTCATCCAAAATATCCTGGTCGGATTTGGGCTGGCCTGCTTCGTTCAGGTCGCGGATCTCAGCGATCTTTTTGGGTCGCCCATGATATCCTTTGAATTTGAGAGTATGGGTTTTCATCTTTGCTACCTCTGATTGATTTACTTTGTTGCTAACAGAGGGTTTATGATTACATAAGAACGGTTTGATCCGTGACTTGGTTGCTGTCGGTGATTTTTACCTGCATATCATCTGTCACCGGAATACGCATTTGTGCGTAACCAGAGGATGAGAACGGCATGAACCCGCCAATCCGATACTTGTCACATACCAACTCATCGCCGTCAAAACGGAAAGAGTTGCCATGAGCGTCACGATAGGTTAGCTCACGATTGCAGGTTGACAGCTTCGCATATTTCCCACGGTAATCAGGAGCTTTCAGCTCATAATCTGGGAACGCCTTGATGAAAGCGTTATACTGCTCTGGGAATAATTTGGACAACTGGTGGAGAAAGATCGGGATGGTTTCTGTTTGATAGCTCTCAATCTCTCCACCAAGCATAGCACGCGGATGGTAGGTGCAAATTCGATTGATATTGTCTGGCGTCAGCTCGTCAATAGGGACAAAGAGACGATTGCAACCGAATCCAGGATTATGACAGAATAGCCTGGAATCCGGGCCGCGTTCGATTCTGACATAGGGCGGCGCGAGAAAAGCACCGTCGCCGATTTTTGCGATGTAGGTGTTGTTGGGGTAAGAGAGCTTATGGTATCGCTCAGAGTCTTTGGCCTCGCTATAAACACGACCGTACATCTTGGTTTTCTTTGTGCCGCCATCAACACAGGCTATGCGGCCAAATTCACAACGAACGCCAAATAGTGTCGTTTTACGGAAGCATTTTCCTTCCTTGTATACCGAACACACATCGGCATGATCGCAATAAATGTACTCTGCGCGAAGCCGCGAGTCACGGCTACCGTCACCATACAGATCAACATTGATTAGTTTTTCTTGTTCAGTCATTGTGTTATACCTCGCTAATAAGAGCGTTGCCGCAGGTAATGCGGTCGGAATCCTCTTCCTTGCTGGGAACAAACACGATTACGTCCCAGCCCAAATCAAGTAAGGGCTGCTCGAATTTGTCGTAGACACTGTAATCGTCGTAGCTGGTAGTGATATCGTAGTTGTGTTCCAGAGCGGTTTTGGTTTGGTGGATCGGGGTAATCTTGACGATAAACTTATCGCGGTCAAAGAGGGAGTCGAGCACTTTGGCGTCCAAAATCGTTGCTTCGGTTACAGCAAAGTTCAACGTGTACTTTCTGCCAACCGGCATAGGCAAATCGCTGGCGATATTAGCGATTTCTCTCAGGCTCAGAGATTTGCCGGCGAACTGAGCTTCCCGCTGGTCGTCTGAAGTGCTGTTGATACTAAGTTGCAGTCCAGCTTCACCATGCCGCTGGGTATTCTTGATTTCGCACCAATGCTTCAAATAGCTGGAGAGGTCGTTATTGCTACGAGGCATCATGGTGGAAACTACGGGATGGATGGTGACAGCGTGAAGACCACACTCTTTAACCAGGTCGTCCAATCGAGACTCAGTAAAATCCAGCACCGCAGGATTCCAAGTCGGCTCGCCCATGCGAGCGTAATGGACATTGAAACGGTTAGTAAAACGGATATCCTCATGTTCAATGATGTAGCGGATCTGATATTCCAGATCAGGTAGAGAGGCATTTCCGAAGAAGCCGTATTTATGAACATCGCAGAAGGTACACTTCATGGGGCATCCCTTCTGGCTGCTGATAGTTGCAACCCACTTGTCCATAAGGTCAACGTCGTGGTGCTGAACGCCCTCAATCTTTTTGGTTAAGCCGAGGAAATCGGCTTTGATGTTGTTTTCTTTGCCGTAGTCACCCACGGTAAGAAACTCCAAACCGAGCGATCGGTTGAAGTAGATTTTACCCGTGTGGGTCAATACCATTTGTGTATCCATTATGACATCCTCCTGGGTTACATGAAGAAATGGAGCAGCCACCCGACGAACAGTCTGAGAAGCGCATAGGTGATAGCAGTGATCCAACGATCCCAGAATGGATCGGGGGGGGGTGG